CACGCGGCGCACTTCTCTGTAATAAAGATTTGCGCGAATTTTTTCGTTTTCCACGAAATCGGGCTTCGAGGAAGAGTATGCGTTAGCAGGGTTTAGTACTAAACTACCTAATACAATCAATAACTTAGACACCCCCCACCCTGTTTCGGCGCGCTATGCGTACCCCACCCCCCTAGTTTGAAAAAAGCAGTTAGGAGTCCCAGATTGAAAAGACGGAAAAAATTTTTTATACTCAAACGAAATAGGGGTGGATGAGATGGCGATACATATAGAACCAGAACGTGGGGTGCCTATGCGCCCTGCACCAGAGATGAAAGACCTAAGTGCCAAAACTGCCGCCGCTGCTCAGACGGTAGAGTACTTGCACGCCAATGGTTTAGAGGTAAGACCGAGCAACGCGGACAAGGATACCGCCGCTGCGTTGGCTGTGGCTTACGCCGAAGACCCCATCAAGACCTCCAAGGCTGCAACTCCGAAACGGGTGGCGAACTTGACTCCTGCAACCCTGCTGATGACGGATAGAATCCTGAAAGACTTTGGGCATTCAGTAGTTAAAAGCGCCACTCAGGTACGTCACTTGGTGACAAACAAGTTGATCGAAGAGACGGAGAATCCTGACCCGCGTATCCGCATCCGTGCTTTGGAGCTGCTGGGTAAGATCAGTGATGTAGGGTTGTTTGCGGAGAAGTCTGAGGTGACAGTTACCCACCAGACTACAGATGACCTGAAGGACAAACTGCGCGAGAAGCTGGCACGGCTGGTGAATCCAGAGGTCGAGGACGCTGTAATGGTGGACGCGGAAGCCATCGACGTGGACAAGGAGCTAGGGCTGGATGGCGATTGATTTAGCTAATTTAGCTACAGAGATGGAGTTCTCTCCTGCTGAAGTACAGCACATGCTGGACAACTTGGATTCGTTTAGCCCGGAAGAGTTAGCAGAGATAGACAAGATCGTGGGAGAACTCTCCACGCGGCAGTATAATCAGTCAGCACATGACGACCTCATAGAGTTCTGTAAGCGGATGCAGCCTGACTACAAGGTGGGTAGACATCACAGGATACTGGCAGACCAGCTTATGGCGTTAGAAGATGGCTCCAAAGACCGTGTGTGCGTCAACATACCTCCACGTCACGGGAAGTCGCAGCTTGTGTCCATATTCTACCCAGCTTGGTTCTTGGGGCGTAACCCTGACAAGAAGGTGATGATGGTCTCGCACACCACGGACCTCGCGGTGGACTTCGGGCGGAAGGTTCGTAACCTGATCTCTGTCGATGCGTACAAAGAGATATTCCCAGAGGTCGCGCTGGCGGTTGACTCGAAGTCTGCGGGGCGGTGGAACACGAACTTTGGGGGTGAGTACTTCGCCTGTGGTATCGGGTCAGCCCTCGCTGGCCGTGGCGCTGACTTACTTCTGGTTGATGACCCGCACTCAGAGCAAGATGTTATCAACGGTAACTTCTCAGTATTTGATAAAGCCTATGAATGGTTCACCTTCGGCGCTCGTACACGTCTGATGCCGGGTGGACGGGTGGCTATCGTACAGACACGTTGGCACATGGACGATCTTACAGGCCGTGTAACTAACGATATGGTGAAGAATCCGCTGTCTGACCAGTATGAGATCGTCGAGTTTCCGGCGATTCTGGATGCGGAAGACGCAGATGGTAAGCCAATACAGAAGCCATTGTGGCCTGAGTTCTTTGATCTGACGGCTTTAGAGCGTACAAAAGCATCTATGCCTGCGTTCCAGTGGAACTCGCAGTATCAACAGCAGCCTACGTCCGAAGCAGCGTCGATTGTTAAGCGCGAGTGGTGGAATATATGGCCCAATGACACACCGCCAGCCGTAGAATACGTCATTATGTCCCTTGATGCGGCGGCAGAGAAGCATAACCGTGCCGATTACACCGCGCTGACAACGTGGGGGGTGTTCTACAACGAGAATGAGAATGCACATCAGCTTATTCTCATGGATTCTATTAAGAAACGGCTGGAATTTCCTGAGTTAAAGACACTTGCCATGGAAGAATACAACAAATGGGAGCCAGATTCGTTCATTGTGGAGAAAAAGTCCTCTGGAACGGCGCTCTACCAAGAAATGAGGCGTATGGGCCTGCCTGTGCAGGAGTATACTCCCCACAGAGGCACCGGGGACAAGCTCGCAAGGCTTAATTCTGTGGCAGATATTATTGCATCGGGGCTTGTATGGGTGCCAGCCACCCGTTGGGCGGACGAGCTAGTAGAAGAAGTGGCGGGATTTCCGTTTATGTCGAACGATGACCTTGTTGACTCTACGGTTATGGCGCTATTGCGATTCAGGCAGGGTGGATTTATCCGTCTTCCGACTGATGAAATGGACGATGAACCAACTTATCAGCACCGCAGAGAGTATTATTAGTTCTTTTCTGCCAGTTTGTCGATCTTACCTTCTAGGCGAAGTAGGTGATCTACGACTCGATTGAGTTCTGATTGATGATCTTCCCGCTTCATGTAGTTTTCACGGGTCATATTGAGCAAAATGTTAAGTCTTTTTACTTCGTTGTTGAGTTGACTAAACCACCAAGCCAACGGAGCTATGATAAGCACCAGCACAATATCCCAAATCATCGGTATAGAAACTTCCATAGCTAACCTCGCTGCTCAACCCCTACTATACACAAAACAATTCCTCGATTCAACTAGGGGTCTTTATAGCTATGTTTTTTATGCTATAGTGTGATTTGAAGCGCGTACCTCCCAAATGCGTTTCACGGCGAGGTGGGCGTCCCCACCCAATGGTCCGCCTCGCCACTAGACGAATGGCAGTATAATCTGCTATTGTTTCAATGTGTACACAGTTAGGAGACTGTAATGGCCGTCGAGAGACAGATAGAACCCTCAAATTTAGACATCGAAGGCACAGGCGCGGAAGAGATCGAAGTAGAGATCGTAAACCCTGAAGCGGTGTCCATTGATACGGGTGATGGTGGGGTTATTATTGATTTTGAAGGTACTATCTCCGACGAAATTATGGGTGGGAGCCACGACGAAAACCTCGCAGAAGTAATTGAAGATGGTGTTCTGGAGTCTATGGCGTCAGAACTTGTGGGGGATTTTGAATCTGATCGTGAATCTCGCCGTGATTGGGCAAGAGCCTACGTCAAGGGCTTGGATTTGCTAGGTATGAAGATCGAAGACCGTAGCCAACCGTGGCAAGGCGCGTCTGGTGTGTTCCATCCGGTACTAACTGAGGCCGTTGTACGCTTCCAAGCACAGGCTATGGGGGAGCTTTTTCCTGCATCTGGGCCGTGCCGCACTAAGATCATGGGTAAAATGACCCCCGAGAAGCTGGATCAAGCGGATCGTATCCAGACAGAGATGAATTACCTCCTCACAGAGGAGATGACTGAGTACCGCGACGAGACAGAGCAGATGCTATTCAAGCTCCCACTCGCGGGTTCCGCGTTTAAGAAGGTCTACTATGACCCAATTATGGAGCGTCCGGCGTCTATGTTTGTCCCAGCAGAGGACTTTGTAGCGTCTTACGGGGCATCAGATTTGATGACCTGCCCACGATATACGCACATAATGAAGAAAACATCTAATGAAATCTTAGAGTTACAGGTAGCAGGGTTCTACAAAGATGTTGACCTGCCTGACCCAGAGCCAGATTTCTCAGACATACAAGAAAAATATGACGAGTTAGACGGGGAGAGCGCCGTCATAGAGGATGATGATCGCCACACGATTCTAGAAATGCACGTTACTATGAACATGCCAGAAGAGTTTGATGATCCAGATGGGATCGCACGCCCATATATCGTTACTATTGATAAGTCCTCCCGTGAAATTTTATCTATTAGAAGGAATTGGTACGAGGATGACCGTAAGAAAAAGAAACGCGCACATTTTGTCCATTACAAGTATCTGCCGGGACTGGGTTTCTATGGTACGGGCCTTATTCATCTCATCGGTGGTCTCGCCAAGTCTGCTACTTCTATTCTTCGGCAGCTTATTGATGCTGGTACACTATCAAACTTGCCTGCTGGCCTTAAAGCTAGGGGAATGCGTATTAAAGGGGACGACAGTCCTCTTATGCCGGGTGAGTTCAGGGACGTTGATGTACCGGGCGGTGCTATACGGGATTCGATTACGTTCATCCCTTACAAAGAGCCATCGTCTGTACTCTACTCGTTACTGGGCAACATTGTCGAAGAGGGAAGACGCATTGGTTCAGTTGCGGACATTCAAGTAGGTGATATGAACGCACAGGCACCTGTGGGTACAACTCTCGCTTTGATGGAACGCTCCATGAAAGTTATGTCTGGTGTTCAGGCGCGTATGCACGCAGCTATGAAGAAAGAGCTTCGCCTCTTGTCTAGCATCATCCGTGACTACATGCCGTCAGAGTATGCTTACGAGATGGATGGTGACTTTGACCGCCAAAAAGATTTTGACTCTCGTGTAGACGTT